AGCGGTACGTGCGCCTCGTAACTAGCCCACGCCTCAGCGGTTGGTGGTAAGGGCAACACCCGTGCTCCCAGCCCAGCGTACAAGGGCATATTGCGGGCAGGGCAGTAGACATCGACCGCACCCCCAGAAGTCTCGATTAGGTATCGGATGACACCCGTTGCCATGATGGCATCCCCGATTGCACCGGCGCGGTAAACCGCTGTTGTCCCGCCCTCGGCTCGGCCTGGGTAGTACGGCTTGATTAAATGAGGGATCGGTATCCCATCGGTAAACGGCGGGTTGACTAGCTCATCGGGTAGGATGTAGCTACAGCGCGGCCACAGCTTATTGTCGTCGACAACGGTTACAGCGTTGGTGTTATTGGTCCATAGTTTCATTGTGTTACTCCTCCTGTTGCCTCCACCATCTCCTTAGCTATCAAAGCCACCGCATCCACCATCGTGATGATTTGGATAAAGTTTACCGACCTACCATGCGTGGCTTGGCTGCGCTCCTCAACCAATCTCTCTCTCGCCGTCAGCAGCATATCCCTCGCCCAGCGCAGTCTCTGTTTTTGGTCGTCAGTCATACTTTTTCAAAAGCTCCAGTGAGCAGGTTAAGGTTCCAGCCATTGCCGTGAAACTTGTCGTACATCATTTGATTCATAATCCATGCCAGGGGTGACACGTTTGATTCCAGCAACCGCCCAGGCTGGCAGGCGTTACGCTCCAGCAACTCGGCCAGTGCCTTCACCTCCAGCCGTGCGTATTTGTAGATTGATTTCATGCGGTTTCTTCACCCACCACAGCGTCAAAACCTTGTTCCTCGGCGTGGTAGGTTGACGTTTGTACACGCAGCCAATCTGGTTTGGCAATAGGTTTCTTGCCCGTGAAAGAAGTTTCCGTGAATAACACATTGTTACCTGGCACACACGTCATCCGTCCGTTGTGCAGGGCGATGAAATGGTGCGACTTAGTTTGACTTGGCTCCAAACTGTAGGCATCGCCGTACGGCTCGGCGGTGAACATATAGCTTCCACCCATCCACTCCTGCCTGCTGGCGATCCACACGTTGCAGTCTAACTCCCGCAAGTAATCAAATTCGATTGTCGAAAAGTTGTAGCCAAAGCAATCCCAGCGTTGCGCATCCCGCAACTCCCACTTGTGGGTGTGTCCTGCCGGATCGTGGCAGATGGCTGACAGGGGTAAGCCTCGATACAGCGCACCACATTTAAGCATCACGGTGCAAGCCCAAGCCCTATGCGGCACGCTGGACAACCCAAACCAAACCGCATCCTCCCAGCCTTGCACTTGGCCTTGGCTACAGACAGACTTATCCACCGACACATACTGGTGGCGGGGTAGGTTGGCTGCGTGGGTCATCGCCAAGCAGGTCCAGTTAGCCAAGCCACCAACACCCAGCGTGTACCAAAGATAGGCGCACGCGCTCTGTGTTCGACGTAGGATGGGAACCAGCACCCCGCCCCTTGCTCGCGGATAAACCTAGCGTTCACCAAGTCAGCCTTAACTTGCAACCCACCGCCCAGGTACTCAGTCGGCGCGGATAGATTAACCACCATCGTCATCTTTCTGTCCGATCCAGTAAACGTATCGTAGTGCCACCAGAACTGCTGGAGCGGATTGTATTTTAGGATCTGCAACTGCTGCACGCCCGTAATGTCAAAGCGGTAATGCTCGGCATTGATAGCCGTTGTCAACTCATTGACTATCGAATAAAGCCACTTGTAGTGGGTAGCCATCGGAACCCAGCAAGATGAGCAGCTACGCGCGAATGATCTCCTAGTCGTGCCATCCTTCTTCAAGACAGTCGCACGCTTCATCCCGATCACCTCCGCATCCTGCCTTAACATCATGCACTGGGTCGGGGTCAACACATAGCGGTCAACTGCCGCAGTTAAAACCTTCTGCTTAAATTCACTCATTGAAGTATTTAATAATCCCTTCGATTACTTTGATTATAACGTAGGATGCGGTTGCCACGATTGAGACAAACACCGACATAAACAAAGTTCCCCACGCAAAGAAGGCAAACAGGTCGCCCAAGAAGTTAACGATGTGCAAATTCATTCCTGCATCATCCTCAAAAGTCGGCGCGTGTCGATATCAATTCCACTAGCCCTGCACCACCATGTCACCGTCCCATTCTTAAAGTCGCGCAACAGCTTTCGGATCTCCAGCGTATTATTGTATTCAGGACACTCGGTTAAGTCCCGCCCCGTGAAACAGGGGATAACCTTCATGCCCTTCACCGCCCCCCGTCGGCGCAGTAACCGCAAGTCTTCGATAGCTCGCAGTGCCACCTCTCCAGCCAGTTGTTGCAAACGATCATCACGATTTCCTCTGGTGAGTTGCGTCGATCTCATTTCTTCTTACGTTGAGCCTTATGCCAAAGAGCGTATTGGTTCCACAGTTCGCAAGCCTCCTGCGCCGCTTCCAAGGTGTCAAACAAATCCTGCAACGGCGGAAAGTTAGTCGGCGGACGCGAGCCGTAAAGTCGCGGACCGATAACGTTGCCCGCCATCGTGTGTAGCCTGAATCGACCACACTCCTCGACAACCTTGATCTCCGTCACCGACCTAGCTCTTTCAGCTTGGCATCGTCAGCCGCAATCGTGGCTGCTAGTTTATCCAGATCATTCGACTGACCAGCGTAGTGAATGATGTAGGCATCTTTGTGGCGATCTAGGCCGTACTGGTCTTCCACACTGGTCATGCAATTGTAGGCGGGGTCAAGGCTGGTCAGCGGGATATCCCAGAGGTGGGCTTGGATGTTCGCCCAGGTCTGCATCCCAAAGTGGTTAGGCACTACGCCCAGCGGGGGTAGGGATAGTAAGCCAACGTGCTTCCGGCGGATAGCAAACACGCCGAAGTTAAAGTAGTAGGTAGGCGTAATCGTTCCGCCATACTGCGCGGCCAGCTTCTTCATCCCATCCTTGCGGTCTAGGAAATCCCCTTCGTCAAAGGCGATAAAGCCGTCATTCCCCTCTTCCTTGGGGTTGGCAAAGTCATCGCAGTCCTTTGTCACTAGGCAGTCAGCGTCGATATAGACGCACTGTTCGTAGCCTCGCCCGACCAGTATATTACCCAATAAAGACTTATTATAGTCTTTAGGGTCCATCACCGAACGGTTGATACAGATGAAGTCTATCTGGTTACGCTTGGCAAAATCCTCGATGCGGGGTTGGGTAAGCGATAGAACCTTATCCCACTCCGTGCCAAACGACATGGTGACTACGGCTCGCTTCATTTTTTGACCAAGCCCTCCAACGCCTTCGTGATGACGTACTGAATTACTGCCTCTCGATCTTTCTTTAACCGCTTCAGCCCAAAGGCGTGCAGAGCCTTGGCCGTCTTATCGTCGTAGGTCACGTCGACCAGCACTTGCTTGGGCGCAGGCCGTGATTTACCAAAAGTAATTTTGCCAAGATCCTTCATTTGCGTTTCCTCCGTTTAGGTTTTATTTCTTTCCAAACATCAAACTTGTCGTCCAGTTCGACCGACCAAAGCATCAGCGTTTTGTATAAGCCGTAGCCAATCCCCAGCCGCAGGATTGTGCGGCTGATGACATCCCCCAGCCAATACAGAACCCATGATAGAGCCAGCTTCATTCTCTAGAGTCAAAATCTTCTGTTGCTTGAACAGACAAAAGGTCATCAGCCTTTTCCAGTAAATCCTTACTTGGATTCTTTATGTCTTCAGTAGCAGTTGAGATTTCAATCTTTGACATGGTCACATTGTTGACCACCTTGGCGTAGCAATGTTCTCTGTATCCAACTGGACCAATATCCTCGGTGATAGTATCAATCTCTGCGTTTCCATACGCAGTGTACTTTTCTCCATTAAATTCAAAATCAACACTTACATCTTCCATAATCATAGTCTCGGCACCTCCTTCTTAATTTGTGCCAAGGCAAACAAGCAGCGCACCAACGCACGCTCTAGGTGGTCAGTCGCAGTCTCGCCGTTGTTGTCTGGGCAGGGTGTGGACTTATGCAATTGCATCTGCGCTGTGGCCAAGTGCCGGACGGCTCTGGC